CGAAGCGTGAAGCGGTAATCTTTCTAATCGCCGCCTGCGCGCTGCTATCCTTCGCGTTGTACGCAGTAAACCGCGCGGAAGAAAGGATCCGAAACTTCCAGGATACTATAGCGGAATACGAACGCGAAAAGGCGGAGCTAGAAGCGTCCGTCGAGCGGCTAGAAATCCGGTTGGAACAAATAGAATGCGAAAACCAAGCCTTAAAAACCCTCTTCTACAACCAGCGAAACATGTATCAAATTATCCGCGCCGGAAAAGAATCCGAAGAGAACCCGCACGCTCTGGCGGTGCGCGGGGAACGCCCGCGATCGACGGCAGATATGGATGTGTCCACGCCTTCCGGCTTTACCGCTGATATGTTCGAACGGGCCTTTGCGAAGTATCCGGGGATGGCGGGCCTGGGGGGGACCTTCGTGAGCGCGGAGAAAAAATACAAGGTGAACGCTGCGATATTAGCCGGGATCGTTGCGCTGGAATCCGGTTGGGGAACCTCCGCGCTAGCGCAGAAGAAAAACAATTTGGCGGGGTTGGGAGCTTCGACAGCCGAAGCCGCCTTCACGTTTGACGCCCGGGAAGATAGCATCTACTTTTTGGCCGAGCTGCTGGTCACGAAATACGCGCCCGGCGGGAAATACTTCGGCGGAAGTTTCACGCTATCCGGGATTAATAGGCGCTACGCGGAAGATCCCCTGTGGGCGAAGAAGGTCGCTGGATGTATGGAAAGGATCGTTCGCGCGGCGCTGTTGGATTACGGAGAAGTATCTTCCTTGCTGGCGGATTTATTCGCCGAGGAAGAAGGGGGCGGAAACTGATGCAGATTAAAGCTACTATGGCGGACGCATATAAGTTAATCCACGAAGGAATCCAGGCCTTAGCGCGCGCGGAGCGTCAGGGGATCCGAATCGATATCCCCTACTGCGAACGGGTGAAGAAGCGTTTAACCCGGCGGATAAATCGGCTGGAAAGGAAGTTCAAAGAAATGGAACTTTACCGGCTCTGGGAAAAAGTCTTCCGCGCGAAAACCAATATTTATAGCAACGATCAATTATCTTATCTACTCTACCGGGTGATGAAAATCGAACCACCTAAGTTTACCGCTGGCGGGAAGGGCGCGACGGACGAGGAAGCGCTATCTCAAATAGACGTTCCGGGCGTGGGAATAATCGTAAAGATCCGAAAGCTACTCCGAGTGCGAGATACTTACCTGGAAGCGTTCATAAAAGAACAAACCGACGGATATATCCACCCGTTCTTTAACCTTCACACGGTTCGGACTTTCCGTTCTAGCAGTTCTGACCCTAACTTCCAGAATATCCCGAAGCGGGATAAGGACGCGCAAAAAATCTGCCGGCGCGCGTTATTCCCCCGCCCGGGACACCGGTTAGTATCCATGGACTTTTCGGCGCTAGAAGTTATGATAAGCGCATGCTATCACAAAGACCCAAATATGCTGGCCTATTTACGGGATAAAACCTCCGATATGCACCTAGACATGGCGAAGCAGATATTTATATTCGATTCGCTAGATCGAAGTATCCCCGCACACGCGCTGCTTCGTCAGGCCACCAAAAACGGATTCGTTTTCCCCCAATTTTACGGGGATTACTACGGAAACAACGCGCGCTATTTAGCGGATTGGGTGAAACTTCCCCAGGGCCGCTGGGAACGCGGCATGGGGATAGAACTCCCGGACGGATCCCATATTTCTGACCATTTTATCGCGAACGGAATTAAAGAATTCGGAACGATTAAGGAAGTAAGAGGGCGCACGATAGCTACCGGATTCCTAAAGCACGTTCAGGAAATCGAAAACGATTTCTGGAACCGGCGTTTTAAAGTATATAACGAATGGCGGAAAAGGTGGGTGGAAGAATACCGAAAGCGCGGATATCTACGGATGTTAACGGGATTCACGTGCTCCGGAGTTATGAAGAAAAACGAAATAATCAATTACCCCATCCAGGGGTCCGCTTTCCACTGCCTACTGTTTACGTTTAACCGTTTAGACGAGGCTATGCGGAAGGAAAAATGGGATTCCCGGCTAGTAGGCCAGATTCATGACGAAATCGTTATGGATGTTCACCCAGATGAATTCGAGCACGTAGAACGAACGGCGCACCGAATAGTTAGAAAAGAACTACCGGCGGCATGGAGCTGGATTATTGTGCCGCTGGAAATCGAAGTAGAAGCCTTCGAAATAGATGGGCCGTGGGTGAAATAAAAAAGACATCCGGAAGGAGAAAACTAAGATGGAATATCGCGAAGAAGGGGAAGTCTTAGCGCTTAAATATCGGCCTAAGAGTCTGGATGAGATGGTAGGAAACGGAGAAACGATAGAAATCCTCCGCAACCTGCTAAGCGGCCGGGCGAACCAGCCCGTCCCCCATAGTATCCTTTTCCACGGCGAAACGGGGTGCGGGAAAACTACGTTGGCCCGGATTATCGCAGCGGAGCTAGGTGCGAAGGGCGCGGATATCCGAGAAATCGACTCCGCCGATTTTCGGGGAATCGATACCATCCGAGACATCCGCAAGCAGAGCGTTTACCGCCCGCTAGAAGGCGCGTGCCGCGTGTGGATATTGGACGAGGTTCACCGGCTAACCGGTGACGCCCAGTCCGCGTTATTAAAAACCCTAGAAGATACGCCGAAGCATGTTTATTTTATCCTTTGTACTACGGATCCGCAGAAACTTCTTCCCACGATACGCGGCCGGTGCGCCGAATTTCAGGTGCGCCCGCTATCCGAAAAAGAGATGAAGATTTTATTGCGACGAATAACTAAGGCCGAAGGAGAATCCCTACCCAAGGAAGTTTACGATCAGATTGTTCAGGACAGCCTCGGCCGCCCGCGGAACGCCTTACAGATACTTTCTAAAGTACTAGCCGCCAGCGAAGATAAGCGGCTGAGCGTAGCCAAGCAGGCGGCGGAATCCCAGTCCCAAGTTATCGAACTCTGCCGCGCGCTAGCGGGAAAAGCCCCCTGGAAGAAAGTAGCGAACATCCTGAAGGAATTAAGCAATGAGGATCCGGAAAGGATACGGCGCGCGGTTCTAGGCTATTTTCAGGCCATCCTCCTCGGCGGTAATCACTCTGCCCAGGCGGCGGTGATAATGGAAGAATTTATGGAACCGTTTTATAACTCCGGGAGGGCCGGGCTAGTACTGGCGTGCTATAGCGTTTTATTTGGGGAATAAATCGCGGCGCGCCTAAACGAAAACGGTTCCTAAAGTATAATAAAGACAAGAAGGAAGGAAAGGGGGAAAGCACTTTGACGAGCGAAGAAATCTTTCGCCAAGCGCTACAGATTTATGTTAATACGAAGTATCCGGCGGTAAGAAGGATCTTATTGGGAACTTTAGTTTGGTTATTATTATTAAGGGGGGCGAACGTTCATGCGGCACACCCGGAAAATTGAGGAGGAAGTAGAGGTAATCGAATTCGAAGGCGTTTACTATCCGACTAGATGTAGCTACTGCTTATTGCCGATAAAGGATAGCGCGATCGTTCTACCGCCGACCCGCCAGATATTCCACGACGAAGACTGCGTGTCCTTCTATATAGGGTTACACGCGCGGAATATTAACCATATCCGGGAAGAGGGAGGAAATCTATGCGTAATCCCGAATTATCCTCCGAATTAAGGCGGTTAATCGGCGCGGGCGCGTTCTATATCTACGCCAGAGCGCTCGGACAGGTAATCTCTTTAATCCTTACCGGTATCGCGATTGTAGCTATGCTTATTCTTCTGGCGAGAGCTAGCGCGTTGCTACTGTAAAGCCGTAAAAAGGAAGGGAAAGCCGTGATGATTGTAGCGAAAACCACGGATCCGAACGGCGGCAAAGGCGGCGCGGTTCTATCCATTTCGGAATTTATGGATACCTGCGAACTAGATAGAACCACGATGTTCCGGCTCCTAAAAGAGGGGATGCCCTACCGCCGAACTAAATCGCACATTGTAATCGATTTCGAAAAAGCGCGCGAGTGGATATCGGAACGGGGGTTGGGGCGGCCGAAATCGGAAGAAGATATTTCCGATATAGCGGCGCGTGTAAAAGGATTCATATCGGCCAAAATACGGGAAAATAAACCAGCCGTCATCGCCGCCCTCTTTTCCCTTATCACAGTAAGCGGCGTGGGGGATTCCGGCGCGGTTACCGGGCCTCACCTTCATTATGAAGTTAGAATCTACTCGCGGGGGAAGGAAATAGCCGTGAATCCCCTTCCCTATCTGTAATAAACCAAACGGGAAAGGAAGGAAGAATTGCCGCGATACTTAAATAAAAAAGGAAGGGAGAAGGGGGCTTTGTTTAGCAATTACGATATAGAACACGTTTCTAATATCTACCGTCGGGAGCGTATAGAAGAATTCCTCGACATCGCCGAAAAAGATTTGAAGCAAGTTCGTGCTTTCATTAAAGCGTGTAAAAACCAACTAAGGAAGATATCCAGAACCGAAATTAAACGGGAAGTTTATCTTAAGCCCCGCCTAAACTACGGAACCGGCGAAAACACGTGGCGGGCGTACGTCTGGAGTTATCCGAATATCCCGAATATCCCGGAAATGGAACGTTGGATCCTCGGCTGGACGGAGGAAAGAAGAACTAGAATCTTTCCCCACGTCCAATACGCCGCAGCCTGCGAATACGCGCGGAACCTGGCGAAAGAATACGGATGTCCGATTAAAATAAAAAATAAAATAAAAATAGAGGGGGCGAAACAATGGAACTAAATTACGAGGAAGATATCCGGATCGATCATACCGCCTTAGACGTAGAATGGTTAAGACAACCGGAGCTTATGCGCCGCTATACTAAACACCAGGCGGAAACCGAGCGCGCGAAAAGCGAAGCTAAAGAACATTTACAGGTAGGGAAGGCTCAGATCGAACTAGAAATCCGAGCTAATCCGAAAAAATTTGGTCTGGAAAAATCTACCGAAGCCGCTATTCAAAGCGCCGTTCTTCTACACCCGGATTATCAGAAATTATCACAGGAATTCCTGAGAGCGAAGTATGAGGACGATATAGCGCGCGGTGCGATCGCGGCCATGGAGCAGCGAAAGGCCGCGCTGGAAAACCTAGTAAGATTACTGAATGCCTCCTACTTCGCTGGGCCGAAAGCGCCCCGTGAACTAAGCGACGCGGTTCGAGGCTGGCTCAAAGACAAAGAGCTTAAGGAACGCAACGCGCGGATTCGGATCCGCCAGCGCACGCGGAAAAGAGAAGGAACGAAAGAAGAAAAAGAAGAAGAGGAATAAAAGGGGGCGAAGATAAAGCGTGGAACGGACTATCTTATTGGGAACGATAGTTTTAATTTTAGCGCCTTTTTACGTTATGGCGTTATCCGCCGCTTGGCAGATGGGGAAGGTATACGCGATGCGTCTTCTCTTCAGCGTTCCTAAAAAACCCTAAATAAAATAAAAAACCCTAAATAAAAAAGGAGGATTCTTAGCATGACGAAGAAAAAAAAGAAAAGCAGGTTCAAGGGGATAGTAAGCCGTAACGCGGCCAAGCAGGCGCGCGGTTCTCAGTACGTCCACCTTAATCTTCCGAAGGGAATCGGTGTATTCCGAGAAGAACCGAAAACCCGCGTGGATTTGGATATTATCCCCTACATCGTAACCGAGGAAAATCACCCGGATCGCGACGACGAATACGGAATCGCTACCCCGGGGAGCCTCTGGTATCGGCGTCCCTATTTCTTACACCGTAATATAGGCGCGGGGAACGAAACTATTGTGTGCCCTACCAGCATTAAAAAAAGATGCCCTATCTGCGAGCATCGGGCTCAGCTATTAAAGGACGGCGCGGACTGGAACGACGACGCGGTTAGGGCGCTAAAACCTTCCCAGAGGAATCTTTACGTCGTAATTCCGAAAGGACATAAGGATTACGACGAGAAGATTCACATTTGGGATATAAGTCAATATCTGTTTCAAGAAAAGTTAAACGAAGAAATCCAGGAAAACGAAGAATATGAAACCTTCCCAGATTTAGAGGAGGGTTATACGCTCCGCATAAGATTTTCTGAAGGGCAGATGGGAACGAATAAATTTGCTGACTGCTCCAGGATAGATTTTATCGAGCGGAAAAAACCGTATGACGCGTCTATCCTGGAAGAAGCACCTTCGTTGGATGACCTCTTAGTTATCCTTTCATATAAAGCTATATCGGCGTTGTTCTTCGGCGGGATGACCCAGGAAGAATTGCCTTCCGGCGGGGAAGAGGACGAAGAAGAATTCGAAGAAGAAGAAGAATCCGAAGAAGAAGAAGAGGAATCCGAAGAAGAAGAGGAAGAAGAAGAGGAAGAAGAAGAGGAAGAAGAAGAGGAAGAAGAAGAGGAAGAGGAAGAACGCCGCCCACGCGCACCAAGCACGCAGAAAGGACGAAAACGAAAAAGGCCAAGGGGAAGGAATCCGATAGGGAGAAATCCGATAATAATAAGAAGAAGGGAAAAGAAAAATGTCCCCACGGCCACCGGTTCGGGAAGGACATCGAGGAATACGACGAATGCGAAATATGCGAAATATGGGAAAAATGCCTAGACGCTTCGGAGGCCGCCGAAAGATAAAGATAAGGCCGGAAGGATAGAAGGTGAAATCGCCGTGAAAGGACGTAACCCTTTTCAGCTAGATGCTAGGCGGGGAGAGCGGGAAGATCAGCAGATGGTGGGCGGCTATCTTCCCGCATACTTAGCCGATTATCTACGCCTAGCGTCGTTAAACCGTAGAAATACCATACAGCAGACCCTTCGAGCGATAATCTCGGAGTGGATATTCCGCTACGGAAAAACGGAAGAACAGATCGCCGAAGAACTCGCGCAGCGCGCCGCGGCCGAATGGAAACGGCGAACGAAAAGCCGTAAAGGAACGAAGAAAGAGATGGATAAATACGCGTTGGAAATCCGCGGCGCTTTAAAGCGCAGGAAGATAGCGGATCACCATATCCAGCTAATAATCGATAGGCTGAAGGCGGTGGTAAATTCGTGAAGAAAATGGAAAGAACGAAGCCAAAATTAAGCGAACAGGTAGAACAAAAGATAAATACTGCTACGAAACGCCCACCGGAATACGATGGATCGGGTAACTACGACGGATCGGATAACGCGGATAACGTAGTGTCTACGGGATCGACGCTACTGGATCTGGCTATAAGTGGGGGGCGGTTTCGTGAGGGCGGCATTCCTATGGGAATACTCGTAGAAATCTTCGGCCCTTCCGGAACGGGGAAAACGGTTCTATTATCTCAGATCGCTGGTAATATCCAGCGGGCGGGCGGGGAAATAATGTTCCATGACCCGGAAGCGCGGCTTAATAAGCAGTTCGCGCGGATGTTCGGGTTGAATATTTCCACGATTAATTATTCGACTCCCGATACCGTCACTGAAGTATTCCAATCCGTTCGGAAATGGATTCCAAAAAACGATAAGAACGATAAGGACGAAAAATTACACGGGATCTTCGCCGATTCCTTGGCGGCCCTATCCACTGACATGGAACTAGACAAAGATGAAGGGGATAAAATGGGCATGCGGCGGGCGAAGGAATTTTCTGAAGAACTTAGAAAAACCTGCCGGATTATAGCGCGGCGTAACGTTCTCATGGTTTGCTCAAATCAGATACGTCAGAACTTAGATGCTGGGCCTTGGGGTTCGAGGTATAAAAGCCCCGGCGGGGAAGCGATAAAATTCTACAGCAGCCTAAGATTGCGGAGTTCCCTATCCCAAAAACTCAAGGCCGTTCGGGTGATACGCGGAAAAGAACATGAGCGAATCATCGGCGTAAAAGTATCTTTAGAGATTGTAAAATCTTCCGTGTGGAAACCGTTTAGAACGGCGGAAGTTTATATCTTGTACGATTACGGCATTGACGATATCCGCGCGAATCTCCGATTCTTGAAGGAAGCGACGGCGGACACAGTCTATCGGATCGGAGAAGAAAAGCTGGGGAAATCGCTCGATCGCGCTATTAAAACCGTTGAGGAAATGGGGCTTGAGCGGAAACTAAAAGATAAAGTAATTGAGGTGTGGAACGAAATAGAAGAAGAATTCTCTAAAGAGACGCGAAAGCCCAGGGGGTGGGAATAAAATGAGGTTATCGGAAGCGCGCGAACCGGCAGCACGAATACGGTGGGCGTTCGCGCTACCCGGCGCTATACTCCTAGTGCCGATATATCCGGAACTTTCAAAATTTCCCTTTAA